TTACGCTACCATCTTTGCCGTCTGCGCCTGGAGGACCGGGCGGACCTTGCTCACCGTCTTTTCCGTCAACCCCATCTTTTCCCGGTTCACCATCGGCACCATCTTTGCCGGGTTCACCCGGATCACCGGGGGCACCATCTTTGCCATCAATGCCGTCTCTTCCCGGTTCCCCATCCTTGCCGTCAATACCATCTCTTCCATCGCGTCCCGGCGGTCCCTGCTGACCGTCAACACCATTTTTTCCGGGTTCACCATCGACGCCATTTTTTCCCGGTTCACCGTCAATACCATCACGTCCATCTTTGCCGGGCGGCCCCTCTGGTCCCTGCGCGCCGTCTTTACCATCAATACCGTCACGCCCATCTTTCCCCGGAGAACCGGGCGGTCCTTGTGTGCCATCCTTGCCGTCTATTCCATCTTTTCCGTCTTCTCCCGGATCACCCTTCTCACCCTTACATTCTTCGGGACATTCACCATCCCAAGGGTCTTTATCGCCATCCCCGCAATGTTCATCATAACAAGGGCAATTCTCAAAGATACATCCGCCAGATAGTCCTTCACCACCAACACCAAAGATATAATATGATGGTACACCACGTTCATCGTAGATATAGCCAATCATTACAATATCATCTTTGGTGTAGGTAACGTATGTATTACGCCATTCTTCCTCTTCTGTCGGCTGACCTGTATCGGGATCAATTTTCGATACCTTGACGTGTTGAACCGGCGCTAATGCAACGCCACGAATGCCGTTTGATTTGCCTACCCAATTTTGATTCTCATTGAGACTGACCTCCTCAAAATTGAACCATGTCAAATCATCTCCTGCCGGTTCTCCTATTTGAGCAAAGAACCATCTACGCGAATAGGACGGTATGGCATTCGATTGTGTATTCGGTGTATTCTCTGGACTACGTTCATAGTCCTTTACTGTATTGGCTATTCGTTGAAGTGACTTTGAATCAAACATACTATCACCATGTCATTGATTGTATCAATCCTGAAAAATCGGCTTCTGGTTCAATTTTGAATTCGAGTATGACAGGATTTTCAATATCTTCCAGCAAGTCACCATTACCATCCAACAATTGAGGGGTTTGTACAGGTTCACCGTATTTGTCCAATATGATTTGTTTTTCTTCTGCTCCGTTGTAATTCGTTCTGTTGGTGTAGTACCCTTGATCGATCACTTTGCTAATGTACTTATCCCCACGGGCGCAAAATCTGACCGTTATGCTCCAGTATCCCTGCCATGCCGTATACACATTGGAATAGGATATTTCATCAATCTTCAATTGTCGTGGGGTGAATGTGAATGGAATGCCGGGAATGACGATATTCCCTTCATTGACTTTTCCCCTCAAAGATTCCAACATGCCTACATCAATTCCCCATCTGTTGAATGATGCAACGATCTCCATGTCGTGATATTCACGTTGCAATGCTGGCGTAAATGGTTGTTTCGCACTGTTGACAATTGGCTTTCTGTCAATATCAACGTATGCATTCTCAAGGTAACGTCGGCCATTTACGCTGATGATAGGTAGTGTTCCGGGAACTTGCAGCTTTGTCCATGTTTGAACAACCTCATAGATGGCGGCTGAACCGCCTATGTAATTGACTTCCTTATCACTGACAATCCATTCTGGATATGGCGCTTGTCCCGGAGGAGGATACAATTCCCCTATGCGTTCAATATGCTCAACACCACCGATTACACCATTGCGTATATTATCATCAATTTGCTGCGGCACACTACAATGAACATTCCAATGATATTTTGCCGTTCCTGTGATTCTATCAAATTGTGATGAATCCGATGAATAGGACATACTCTCGGATTCTTTTGATGCCAGAAATTGTACTTCAGTGATTGCCATATATGTCTCACAATGGTAATGATACCGATGGTTTGTTCGCTATGGATTGCAACAATGATGATTGCTTTCGTGCTTCCTCAAGGTTTTGTTTTTGAACGCTGATCAGGTCGTCACTGATTCCGCTGAATGACGGTAACGAAAAATCGAATCTACGTACATCAGCCTGTACACCTTTTGACAATATTTGATCGGCAGCTTGCAATGCTTTCAATTCACGTTCCGCCTGATCGGCTTTTGCCTTGGCGCTTTTTGCGGCCTGTTTGTTCATTTCATCTTGTGCCTCTGTCAATGTTGCTATTTCGCCTTGTTGCTTGGCAAGTTGATCCCATTTGTTGACTTCCGTATTCAATGCCTGAACACGCAATCTCCATTTTTCTTGTGTCGATTCAAATGCCCAACTTCCCGGCGCTGTCGCGGATTGCATTTTTTCTACAGCTTCATCACGTTCTTTGTATGCTTTCTTCCAATTGGCAATATATTCTTTACCCAGTTCAGTCTGTGGTCCTTTGTGAACCTTGTCCAACACCTTATCACTGACTGTTGATAGTTCCTTCATCTCCTGCTTATATTCTTCCATCTGACTATTGATGGCTTGGAAGATAGAACCGACAACCATTACGGCAGCCGTAGCTAAACCAGCAGCAGCGCCCATTGCCAATGATGATAATGCTCCCTTTGTTTTGCTGGCCTGTGACTGGACTTGAAGAAAAGCGTAGGACACTTGATGAAGTTGTCCGATGATTGAACCAAAACCTCCAGCATTGCCTACCATGTTCGCCGCCGAAAGCATGTTGTTCGTCGATGATTTGAGGGCGGTCCCGGTCTTGGTCATCATCTTCATATCTTTGGATATCAAAGACATGCCACGACCGAACTCTTCGTGAGTGACACGGGCATTGACTATGAGATTATTGGACACTATGCTACCCCAAAGAACATTTTGATTTTGTCATTCAATTCATTTTCTTTCGGCAATTGTCGATGCCAGTCAATGACAAAATCCTTTAACTCTGTTTTGTATCCTTGACTGTACATGATGGTATGACAAGTGATCGCATTCAGTATTTCTTGTTTCTGGTCGCCATATTCCGACGTATATTTTGCCATCCACAAATTGACTTCATCATTACTTAGTGATTCAAACAAACGCCTTGGAGATGGACAATGAAACATCGTACATAACCAACAAACAAACCGCATCCAAGGCGTACCTACTTTTTTGATTGTTCGATATCATCCTTTTTTGTGAGTTCGTTCTGCTTGAATCCTTCCGTGATCAATCTGTCAATGATACGCCAATCTTTGTTCGCCAGTTTTTCAGCATCATTGACACTGAATAGCTTATTGCCATGTTCATCCCCCAAAATCAGCGTAAGGAAAACAGCGTATGCAATCGGACTATCCTTTTCCCGTTCCTGCTCCCACACATAACGGTCAATTCCTGACATTGTGCGAATAGAAGCATTGTCTTTTGTCAAATTCCATTCCACAACATCAAAGGGCAATGGCACGTATGGAGCATTGCTGGTTGACAAGATGGACTCACGTAATGATACAGACTCAAATCTTTCCATGATATTCTCCTATTAAGTAATTGAAACGTTTCCACCATAAGCACATTCGATGTCAACCAATACCGCATCTTTCAATGGATATGGAATACCGACCTTGCTAATGAATCCGCTCATGGCTATAGTCTTTCCGCCGTCTAGTCCCAATGATATGGTTCCATCTTTGCCAAGTTCTGCATTCAAGCCCGTCAACAATGTAGGTGAATACAGGAATGACATCGTGAACGTTCCGGCCTTGAGTTCTCCGGGATATGCGTCTTCGCTGACGGGGTTTGTCCCGGCCAGTCCTGTTGAACCGTAGTTGGCATTGCTGATGATGATGGCTTCTATTTCACGAGCAACGCCACCAGAAAAGTCACGTATGCCGGTAAATGATTTGCTATTTGCGGTGAATGTAAGTGTTTTGAATCCCGGTACTGCTATCCCCTTAGCCATGTCTTAATCTCCTGATGTCTCTTGATTTTGATTTTGCTGTGTATCATCTATGTCTTGTTGCGTCTCTTGTGTCTGTGTGTCGGAACTTAACTTATGTGAATCGTTTCAATTGATTCCTGATCGTTACTTTTGAAGTCACAAATTCCAGTAAATGACTTCCCATTTACGGTGAAGGTTAATCCTTCAATTACGTTTTTCTGTCTATCATCTTGTGTGCTTTTCCATTTGAACCATGCCCGAAAATGAATCTCATTTTCATAGAATGCGATATTGTCAAGCTCTGCATCTATATTCGATGATTCGTTGACCGTTCCCTCGTATTTGATTCCGAAGAAATAATCATCCGTGTAGTCCACCAGATACGGAAACACCGTCTTGTATATGGCCTGTGATTGTGCATACGATGGAGCAAGACAATTCACGGTAAACGTGATATTCGCCAGTTCCGCAGCGCCCTCTTCGTATGTGTCCTCAATGACGGGGGAACCAACATGATAGATGATACAACCTTCCCCCATGCTTTTTGTGTGTGCATTATTCGGGAATATGCGGTCCTGTACAATGTCCGTGATGTCCGTATTGCTCGACAATATGCGATATAGATCAATGCCAATCATTACATATACCCTTCACTGAAAAACGTAGGCTGCTTTGATAGCCATACGGATTCAATGTCTTTCCATATTCCTGTTTTGATTTGTTCTGCTGCCTGTTGTTTCTGCTGTTCAAATGGATCACGGATGAACGGTCGTGGCCGTGTTTGTGTGATTCCCCTGTATGTCACATTGTCCTTATTGGCAAAATACCATTGCCGCCTACGCTTCAATGCTTCCTTGCTGCCTTTGCCTTTTTCCTTCAATGACAATACATCATGCCCATCATGTATCATGTGTTTGTAGTATGCGTCACGCTTCACGCCGATAATGACGCCTACGGAAGTTGGACTATGACGACCGGCCTTGATATAGATATTGCGTCTCAACAGTCCTGTCTTGACTGGTGCTGCATTCCGTGTGGCCGTCAACATAGTTCGGAGTGTACGTCGGAGATTGCGCCGGAAAATGTTCTTGGCAATGTTCCCTTCCAATGCCTTGATTTTTGCCTGTAGCTCTTCAGCGCCTTCAATCTCAACAATCATCCTGTCGGAGTTCATTACACCACCTCCGACACTTCCAGCAATTGTTCCTTATTCCGTTCATCTACATTGATAATCGAATTGATGGAATATCGTTTGTCGTTCCACCATATTTGATACGTCCTGTCTATGTTGCCAGTGTACCGTATACGGATTTGTGAACGTTGCTTTGATGTTGTCGTATTGAAAACCTGTGATTCACTGGCAGGCCGTGATTGGATTTCCGCATAGCAATTATGGACTGTGACATACTCAAATACATCAGCGCCGAAACTGTCTTTTTGTTTGACAGTCGGTTTCATTATCTGAACGAATTTTGATAATGCACCCGCGCGCATGATGGTATCCTATTGTCCAGTTACGACGGCGAATACTCTGACGGTAGCAGTTCCGCCTGCTTGTGCCACGAGTTTCAATTGATTCACATTGCCACAATAAACCGTGGTTGACGGCGTAATGGTTTGCCCATTATCAATGACGTACTGCGGCGTCAATGGTGTATCACTTACCAATACACAAACGAATACTGGCGTGTCGTATCCGCCAAAAGGATCAAGCTCGACAATGGCAGATGCACAATCAATACTTTTGTCGATTGTCACAACGCTGCTATTCGTGACGGTATATTTACCTACTGGAATTGTTCTCATTTATTGACTCCACCCATAATGATTGATCATGGCTTCTACCCCATGTGGTATCTTGTTCAAATTCACGACCGAAACATCTTCCCGATTTTCGTACCAATGTGACGTAAGCAACAATACAGCGCCCTTCAATGATGCTGGAATGTTTTCATATCCTGCGACCACCTCGACGGATTCAACATTGCTGAAGTCACCTTTGATACGTGGGACTTGTCCACCGTATACGTTGAATCCATCACAAGACACAATCGGAGCAATAGGCAATATCAATTCTGTTTTCGTTCTGTCAATATCATCAAGATGGACAATGACAGTAGCCTTTGATAATTGAATATGCCGACGCCTACGAATGAAGTCCTCCGCAGATGATAGGTACATCAATATCATATCATCTTGCATGGTGTCCGTTATTCTGGCGTGCAATTTGAATTCTTGCAATGATACCGCTAACGGTACAGATTCGGGATTGACGATTTCAATGTGCATAGTAAAAAGTTGGAGGGGCGGGATAGAGGAAAGGAAAGAAAACCCTACCCCGCTCCCCTCCAGAATCCCCCTTAACCCAATACCAACTTACGGGCCGCATCGGGGATCAACAGACGTGAATCTGTACGTACCCATGAGATCAGCCCCAAGAAACCCTCTGTGATTCTGGCTTCCTGTAGATTCTTGACGAACATGCCACCACGATCACCGATTATGAAGTAACGGGGGTCGACGATGGAAATAGCGGGGTCACCTACAGCGCTGGCGGAAATTGCACTGGTGAAGTGTATTGGCCTGCCTAGCAGCCGTGATGGTTCTGAATCGCGTAGACTGACGATGAACGCATACGCCCCTGCGCCGTCTTTTATCCGCATCAATTTTGACCAGATACTATCGGCAGCAACGAATACGCTATTGGAACGATATTGAGATGGAAGTGAACCCATCAGGCCAATCAAGTCATCCCCTGTGATTGTCCCTGCTGTAGATGTTACACCGGCCGGCGCGGCTGTGAATAACCCTTGTGGTTGTCCTGTGCCTGTGCCTGTAGCATATCGTTTCTCTTGTGCCTGCCCCAATGCTGTAGCAATATCATTGGCCAAGAATGATTCAAAATTGGTTTGTGTATCTTCAGCCAGTTCGGTTGAGAACCATGACAACGCGCCACATTTGTAGGCACCTAATGTCACCTTCCCGAAACCGGGTTGACTGTCACTAAACTGCTGACCTTCATCTAACCATGCAACAGATGTCATGGCTGTTGCTACGGGAATGTCTCTTGTAGTCGATGTTTTGATCACGGGGAAACCGGCCTGACGGAAGATATTCGCTTCAGCCAATTTTGCTACAATGGTGTTTTCAAATTCCCGCGAGATCAAATTGCTCCCGTCTGTAGTCTGTGACATCAATGCACGTTGTTCATCATGTGTCAACATGCCCTTTTGGCCACGAATCAACTTACGGAATGCGCTGGTGTATACGGCTGTAGCATTGGGAGCAACATCATCATGTTCACTCTTGCCCAGATTTTGAGTGATGATATCCTTCACTTCGGAGATGCCGTTTAATTTCTTCCATGTACGAATCTCACGATCAATACCTTCAGCATCGGCAATAGCACGATCAAATGCTACTTCATCTTCCGCACTGATTCCACCATTGGAACGCTTGGCATCATAATCCTTACGAGCCTGTTCAATAATCTTGTTTCTCTTGTCCTGTAATTCCTGTACTGTCATTGTCATGTTTGTAAAATCCTCTTGTTGTTAGTTTCAATTTTTCTCTTGTTTTCCCCTTTGTCTTGTTGGTGAATATCTTCGGACACCATCAACGCAACAAATGAATCACTCGCATCATTCAACATATCATCAACGGACAATATGCTGTTCTATGCCTCACTCAATTCCAATAGACGTATACGACGTTCTATTGATCTGCTCTTACTATTATTATCGACATTCAATTTGTCTATTGAACGTCTTACAACTGCAACATCTGTTTCGGGATAGGCGGGGAATGTCACGGGTGAAATATCATACAATTCCCGAATCCTGTTGATGGTTCTTATTGGCGTACCGTCAACATCCTTGCTCCATTTATCATCAATGTCCCATTGGAAACTGAAGCCAAAAGATGAACCAGATACATCACCACGTTGTATTGATTCCATCAGGTCAACAGCATAGGACGTTTTCGGCATTATGATTCTGTACCGAACTCCGTCATTGTCCTTCCATAATTGCAATGTTCCCGATTTTGTCCTTCCCAGAATCATATTATTGTCATGGTTGAACAATGCTCGTACATCCAAATTCGCATCATTGAGAACATCATCCGCAGCAGTAGGCGATATGACTTCGCGGAAATTCCCAAGGTTTTCGCTTTGAGAGTTGAACACAATGGCCATACCTTCAACGTAGTTGATTCCGTTTTCCTGTACTGACCGAATATCTGACTTCAAATACCTACGTTCCATTACATCCCTCATTCACAATGTCCAGTAACGGAACATTGCCCTTGATATACGTTTCAACAATTCTCTGTTTCTTTCCTTCATCGAATCCAAAAGATTCTGCTATTGGTGTAATTGCTTCCATTACATACTGCCTCTCTTCATTACGGTCTTTTGCCTTCAACATCCTTCTATCAATTCTGCTGGCTATGTCATTCAACAATGGCAACGAATTGACCTTTGATGTTTCTGGGTTTCCGCCGGGAGTGTATTTGTTCAGAGGGATATTCACCTCGTCATATTTACTATCTGGCAATGTTTCCATGTTCTCGGAACGTCTGATCTCGTTGATGGAAGACCATTGGAGTGACTTGATATAGTTGTTGAATCGTGTGTTAACGTCTGTTCTCACGAATGCCTTGTCGTTATGCTCAAAGTACATAGTCTCTTTTTCACTTGGCGAAAGCAATTTTCGCCAACATTCATTCTCGATTCTACGCAGCCATGCGTTTAGTGTGAATTGCAGAAATGTATCTGTAGCATGTTCCAATGACGTATATGAAGCTCCGGTACTGTATTCATACAAGAACGATGGAGGAATATTCAACATCCGCGCAACGGTTATCACGTCCATTTGACGCAATTCCAGATACTGGCTATCCGTGTTCTTGCTGGCTATTGCACTGAACTTGACACCACCCTGCAGCAACGCGACCTTGTATTTCGCCGGACCATTCCCGTATGTCTGATGCCATACCTTCAGCAGATTCTTTGTATCCTCTTCGGAATACTGACCGGGATATTCCAATACACCACGGGGGATACCATCATCATCGTATTGTGTTGAATCATGCCGTTCTTTTGATATCATTCCACCCAATGAACGTTTGAACAATTCAATAACGCTATAACCCCATACACCATCTTTTGTGATATTGGCCAGATGATATATCTCCTCCGACAGGAACTTCTGCTTTTGCTTCTCAATTTGAACGTCATATATCAATACCTTACGACCTTGAAAGTCCTTCAATTCATATCCCGTCACGGCATCACTGGCCAATGGGAGCAGTTCAACAATCACCCCATTTGAATCACGCACAATAACCGCAAAACCATTGCCCGTGACTATTGCGTTTTTGATGATGAATTCCCGCAATGCTGAACCCGTCATGTAGTTATTGGCCTGACGATTCAACAAACGATATGTGTCATTTGTGATTTTGGTTCGTCCCTTATCGGTATCCTGATACAGGTTCAACGGAATTGACAACGAACATGCTTCGGAGATCAGCCGTACGCCTTGAAAGAATGGCGCTAACGTGAGGGCGGTTTCTGCTGTGACATTTGTTCCACCAGTCAAACCAAGTTCAATTCCACTGATGATGTCATTGATAGACTGGCTTCGTTTTTGTTTTGTGAATAGACTCTTAATCCAATTCATGCAATATCCTATGATTACAATATCGTCCTGATTGTCTATGTTCCATTTTCGTCATTTATATTCCTTCCTCAATTCAGAGACACGATCAATGGTCCCTTTGGTTGTGATTTCTTTTGTGCTTCAATTGCCTTGTTGGTTTGTATCCTTCCCAAAGCAATAACACCAGCGAATAGGCTGTCAATTTTGTAGGACTTGTTATTCTCAACCTTTTTGACAATGCGAAACAATGAGCCATCTGCATTTGGTTTCAATTTTGCATTCAACACCTGAAGGGTGAACAATGGATTGCCAGCATGACGAATCTTTTTCCCCAATACAAGACGTTCCCATTCTTGAATCGGCGGGGTGAGTTGCATCGCTGTAGCACTATATTCTACGAATTTCTTGAAATTCTCTGGAGCATATTTATTGAACGAATCCAATAAATCTACACTCATTGCACGATCATAGGCAATTTCCTCTACATCAAATTCCTTGCATATCTCATTGACACGCCGAAAGACATACTCTCTATCAACTATGTTTCCATCCGTAATGTGCAACAGCCCTTGTTGTGCATATAATGAGTAATTGATTTTGTGGGATTGTTCATTCTTTGACATTACGTCGCGCGGGATAAAACACTCCGTCAATACGTCAATCCCGCCGTCTTCTCTGTTATGCACGATGGTAATGGCTGTCATGTCATTATTCTTTGACAAGTCAATACCGACGTATACACGTTTCCCAAGCATGGATTGACGGAGTTGTGGTAATGAGAGTTCGCCACGGCATTTATCCCAATCATCACTTGATATCCATTGGTGATCATCGGAACGTGATCTCCATACCCCCATTGACTCTGAAAGATATAGGGGAAGGAGTGAGGGATTTCTCTTGGCCGTCTCATAGTCCTCCTGAAGTCTTTCAACATCGAACGTCACGCCTAATGAAGGATTTGCTTTTCTGACTTCATCAATGTTCAATCCCGATTCAGTTTCCCAATTCGTCGGATCGGCTTCAAATATCAATGCGAAGTGATATATTGAACCGTCCCCCGTATCGAGCAATCTTCGGTCGGCCAGATATTGATTATGGCCGTATCCGTAGTTCGCTATTCCACTATGCGAGATTTGCAATATGAGGCTGTTTTTCTTCGCCCTTGTAGATGCCAATAACGAATGAACCATTTTCTCCTGCGACAATGTGTACGCCCAACATTCATCAATCACGACGCCCGCAGCATTCAAACCGTCATACTTACCACCTCCAGTAGTATCTCCAGCCAATGCTTCAATCTTCCCGAACCGCTTGGGATATTTGATCATTTTCTCATTGACGTGCATACGTGATGACAATGCTGGTATCTCAATACATCGTTTCATTGCTGATTCGTATACGATTCTGGCCTGCTTATTTGTCGTTCCAACCATATAGATACACGGTGAATCATCTTCAGCCAGTACCATCATGGCAATAGCCAACGCTGCCGCAAATTCAGACTTGCCATTCTTTCGCGATATCCATATATTGGCGGAACGAAAACGTACTGTACCATCTTTTCTGCGCCAACCGAATAACGTATACAGCAGCTTTCGTTGCCAATCAATCAAATTGAAGCGGAGAACTTCCTCAAAGAACCGTATATATCGTTCCGCATACTCCGGCCTGAAAACACAACCGGCCTCCATTGCCAATGAATCCGTAGGCATACGGAAGTATTTTGTTTCCAGTTCGATATGCTGAATCCCCTCATTCATACAACATCATCATTCAAAGAATTCGGACTTATCATCAATGACAACATCGGTTGAATGCTGGCCTGCTGATCGTCTTGCCATCGGATTGCAACGAAAGCGGTTCAATAGACGGTCAATGATGGCATTGGCTTTGTCAATGATTCTGTGACGTGGGTTCAAATACATCATGCCGTTAGGATGCTGGAGGAGTTCTCCCTCTGACGCAATGTGCTTTTTCTGGATGGCCAATATCGCCATGTTTTCACAGAGCAACGTCAACGACGGGATATCGCACGTCTGAAGACCCCCTATGGTGGGGACCAGTTCCCGCCAGATCGCCGCCGCCTCACTGGACAACCCCGCCGGCGCGGACGGTACAAAGTTCTCATCCGAACCTGCTGTAATGTGCTTCATGTCTCACTTACCCCTTTACAATGCCCCAAGGAAGGGCAGAAACGCCTCTCAGGGACGTTTTGTTCTCGTTTTGGACTCACATTGCCATCGTCTTGTGGCTTAACTGGGGGCGGGTTTCTACGTTCTCTCCCTCTGGATGGGGGATAGTCGATATAGCAATTTCAGTCCCCAAAACAATCTGACCCCATACCCCCAACATGCAAAATTCACCGTACATTACCAGTTACTCTCCTGACAATAACCTGTCATCATGTTCGCCGTTCCGGCATACGTTCACCATGTTTCATTGAATGATGGCTATGACACAAGGAACGAAGATTTGACATCACCAGTTCCAATGATCGATCAATATCACGGGGAATGACATGATGAACGTGTACTGCTGGTTCATATCTTCCATTCAATAGGCAATCCTCACACAATGCAGAACCTTGCAATTTGACCTTCCGAAGTTTCTGCCACGGAGTTGACATATAAAACGGATCACTATTTGTCACAGCATAACGAACATTGTTCATCTTTCGTATATCACTGTAGTTTGTTTTTGGCTTCACTGGCATATCATATCAAATTGAAAATCTTGCACAAAAGAAGAATGATAGTAGCAGTATTGGCAACTGTGATGATTTTCATGAATAACACAATTTTCTGATTGATGTCCATATTCAATATCCTTTACTGTCCTCTAGGACGTTCATAATTGGCCTACAGGACGTTTTCTTTTCATTTTGGCCCCACGGGCCGACCGTCTCAACATCTTCCCTTGTTCAGCATAGTAATCACTCCATGCCTTTTTGAGCATGTTCAACAATGCAACTTCCAATTCTGACTTCTCATGTTGTTTTGCTTTCATTGATTCACCTATCATCTATTACAAGATATCGTCCTGTTATTCCTTCATTGACTTTCCTGTACAAAGAAAATGATTCTTCTGCAGAATTGTCGAACATAATGATATGAACGTTACATCATCGCAATATGAAGAATTGCTAGAACGAGTACGAGTAGCAAATGACAATACAGCATTCATGGAATTGGTGCAACGTCTCCAGCGTCAAATCATATCACTCGTTAACGGGTTTCGCATAGCTGGACTTGACAAAGATGACCTGTATCAGGAATGCCTGATATCGTTGAGATATAGTACAATTCCAAAATGGCGCAATACGTCCCCTTTTACGCAACATGCTTATTTTACAATTCGTCGTCATTTGCTAACACTACTACGGAACTCCAAAAGCGGAAAGAATAGCATACTGAATCAATCAGCATCATTGAATCAGGACCACAATGATGGAAGAGGTGGAACATTATCATTGCTTGAAAATATGCAATCAAAAGAAAAGTCGGCATTGAATCAAATAGCATCAAATGAAAATTGCCATCTACTACTTCAAAAGCTCCATAGGACATTATCACCATTGGAGAAGAATATCATGCTATTATACCTACAACAAAAATCACATGATGAAATAGCAGCAATAATCAAAACAACAAGTAGAAAAGTAGCAGTAGCCATGTTCAAGGTTAGAACAAAAGCAAGAATGATAATGAAAGAACAAGAAAGAAAGGCATAGAAGTTCGTGAACAACACTCACGTAGAACAACGACAACGGCATAGCAACCCTACAGGACTTCTACACTCGCGTGCTCGTTCCGAACCTCCCTACGGGTCTATACTATACGATTTGCAATTTTTCCAGCATCAATATCCATCTGTCACAGTGACGATACGGCCAGACACATTGAGACCAAGCTTCTTCAGTCCATCAACCAATAGTCTACGCACATAATCAGTGTCATGATACGTCGTCATAATGCTATCATGGATGGTGAGAATGGGTACATCTGGCTTATCTGTCATTATCTTGTGGCAGATGGTATCAATAACAAAACTGGATTCAGCACGCTGAAGCATGTGAGCAAGATTTTCGTATTGACCATGTTCTCCCCCTTTGATGTCGTAAATAATCTTCCATACCTGCGGATGATGAGTTTTGAACATCTCGGAGATTTCAACAAATTCAATATAGTCTTCACGTAGCGTCTTGTATTTAGCCATTGCATCTTCATCATTTTGATCTTTTGGCTTATATGGTTCAGTTCTGATCGGACCAAAGAATACATGCTTGTACATCAATTTCTTCATTGCGTCTCTATCCGTGATGTCCAGTCTATGCATCATTGATTCATAGAATTTGCCTGACTCGCATATCTCAATGAACTCTTGAGTAGTGGGATCAACCCATTGTTCCGGTTCATACTCTCTGATCCATCGGCTTATCACTGTACACAAGAATAATGGTTGACTGTTTTTGATGTCAACGTTGTATAGGCGTTGATTACCAATTTTCAAATATCTTCTCATCTGCTTATGCAGTCTTGTTAAATTGGTATGCACACGACCAAGCCAATCATGGGAGAACTCCCATTGCCTATCTCTCAATTTGCATATAGCCATCTCGTTATGTTCGTATGATTCATCTGATTTCAATTGATTCAACTCTTCCAATTGCTTCAAATGTCCTAGAGCTTGAGCATAACTAAAATCCAATTGACGTAACCATGAATTCAAATGCTTCAGAACTTTTGAATCTTTTTCAAAACGTCCATCTCTGAAATCACTCATTTTCTTTGATAGACGTTCATTTCCAACAATATGATCTTTCCATGCTCTACCGTTATATTCAGTCCACAATGCTTTATTGTCAATATCATATTGTTCTCCGAACCAATATCCAATTGATTCTTTTCCTTCAATATAGCGGTTATTTGTAGTCATAATGCCAGAGTCTAGTAAAGTTTTTTTGATCTTCAGGAGATCATGGGTAACTACTTTACCCCAATAACTGCTTTTCAAATGAACCCAACCATCTTCTTTTCGTTGCCAATGATAATACTGTTCAACAAGTGTATTGATAATCCAACAAGCAAGCCAGAATTTCTTTTTCAAATTATCTGGCAACATTGACTTGACAATATCAGGTGAAAGATTGGAAGGAAGATACAATCTGAAAGGCAATGCAAGCGGTGGAACAACATCACCGCTATCTATACTATACGATTTGCAATTTTCATCTTGTTCAGCTTTGGCAATATGCTCAATTACATTCAGAAAATCCAGTTTGATACAACTTGCCAATCGTTCCCAATCATTTTCAGATTGTGGCTTCGGTAATTTTGCAGGTCGTGCATCATCGTATTTGAAATAATCATTGTCTGTCTTATTGTAGCACGTCCCCAACACTTGTATTGTTGCGTTGTAGCCTTGTTGGCTGATTATTAATTGGAGTTTTGTTTGGAATGATTTACCAATCTCGTATAGGTGGGAGTTCAAATCATTTCTGACTTTGAATCCTACATCAATTGGCAAGTAGATATAGCCTTTGTCTTTTGTGACTTCAAAATAGGCGTCACTGAAGAACGTTGCAACAATCCA